ACGTCTGTCACGGCTAACCTATTGTTTTCATTGAAGAACACTAGAAGTGGTATAACGTCGAGTTCAACTTCGTAGAAGAAGTCTGTCTCGTTCTAGTCAAACGCCCCACCTGCGGTGGGGGCGTTTCAAACTCAACGCCTTGACGTTATACCATCCTCGGCCTCATACGTCAATAGTTGTGTTAAAGACACCTAAAGATATTTACATTTCTCTTTTTGCGTATTAAATTCTATACATATACAGACCGTTAGGAGAAATTTATGCCAAGAAATGTTCGCGTTAGTGACGCGGATTTGTCTTGGCTCCAAGAGAACCACAGAAATACAAATTACTCAGAGATGGCACGCCGTATTGGTTGTTGCGTCGACACACTGAAGCGTATCCTCGTCAGAGAAGGACTTCAAGAATTTGATGGAGCTAAGTACCAAGTTCGCCGAGACTTTGAGGAAATAAAGTGGTCACGTCCCTGCATGTCGTGCGGTGACACAAAGAAACGTCCGAAAAATTGGTTCTTCTGTAAGCCGTGTCGGAAAGATATGGGGTATGAAGATTGAACGGTAGAGGAATGAAAGCAAAGGGCGACAAGTACGAACGTGAACTTGCCGCATACATCAACGAACAAACAGGTCTGCAAAGTTTCCGCGCACCCTTATCGGGTGGCGGACACGTCAACATGGTTGGAGGCGCAGACTTACTGGGTACACCAGACTTATTTGTAGAGGCCAAGAGAGTGGAGCGTCTGAACTTTCACGATGCCTTACGCCAAGCAGAAACCAATATTGATAAAACAAGATCAGACAGCAGTGCGCTAGTCATCAATCGCAAGTCGCGCATGAAGACTGGTGAAAGTCTGTGCCTGATCAGACTGGACGACTTCCTCAAGTATTATCTGGCATATTTACAAAGAGAAGGACTAACCCAGAAGTAGGAGATAACCATGGCGGCAAAAAAGAAAAAGCGTTGTAGTGTAAGTCTGTCTGTCGGACGTGGCGAGAAGAAGCCTGCATCAAAAGGCGCGGGTCTTACAGCCAAGGGGAGAGCCAAGTACAACAAAGCATGTGGTTCAAAGCTCAAAGCACCTCAACCTTCTGGTGGTAAACGTCGTACATCTTATTGTTCTCGGTCAGCAGGACAGATGAAGATGCACAATATCTCATGTAGCAAGACGCCGAAGAAGCGCATCTGCGCGGCGCGTAGAAGGTGGAAGTGTTAATGCACATACAGAACTGGTTCCAAGTCCCAGCATTTAACGAAGACGAGTGTGATCAAATCCAAGCATTGTGTGATCAGGTCTCTGTCGATGACGCGTCTGTCATTGGTGGCCGACGCTTCGTATCCAAACTCCAAAGAAACTGTAAGGCTGGTTGGATCAGATCAGATGGGCCGAACGATTGGCTATATAAGAAGGTCGACCGTCTGTTCAATGACGTAAACAATCGCACTCTTGGCTTTAACTTAGATGGAGAACTGGAAACACTACAGTATCTTGAGTATGGCTTCGGTCAATTCTATGGCACTCACGTTGACAATGGTGCAGACCAAGTCGAGAGACGTAAACTTACAATGGTAATCCAACTATCAAGTCCACGTTCATATACTGGTGGCAGACTGCGTGTCTACGGACAGACGAAACTTCGTCATGCTCCCCGTGAACGGGGGCATGCCGCGATCTTCCCCTCACACTTACCTCATAGGGCAAACCCAGTATGGACAGGCAAACGGAAAGTATTAGTAGCGTGGAAACGTGGGAAGAAGCCTCTGTCTTAATAGCACAAGAGATACAACTTTGGTCTGAGACTGTGCTAGAGAAGGCTTCGCCCCTCTTCGGGGGCTTGCCTCCATGCCCATACGCACGACAAGCATGGTTACGCAACGTCGTGATGATCCACGTCACCCCAGACATCGACGCTGTCCTAGAAGTCAAAGCATTCCACCCACCCACAGACGATCTAATCCACCTCATGGCTTGGACTGAGTACGATGAGATGACACCTGCTGAGTTCAACGCTTGGATCGAGTATCAAAACAAAAATCATTTCGGCGTCTGGATCATGGGGTTTCACCCGGACAGCCCGGAAGACCCACTCACTCCTGAGTTCGAAGGTCTCGGTGCGGACGACTACGCTATCATTCTTGTGCAATCATACACTCACTTGATCGAAGCATCCGAAAGATTGCGACAAACAAAATACTACGCAAACTTTCCAGACGCAGACATGAAGTACATTGAACAACGCAAGGAGACATATGATGCGTGGAATGAAAAAGTCGATGCGAAAGCCCAAGCCAGCCGCGAAGAGGAAGCCCTCCAGCGCAGGATCGAAGGTGAAGAAGCGGAACACTAGGAGGTAATGTGGTATGCGTAGAAACAGAGGAAAAATCTTTGGCACACAGGGGCCAACAATGGGCAAGCAAGTGCTACGCGCACAGAACCCATACCGTGCGATGTCGAATATGCCGACGCAGTTTGGAAGAACCGCAAAGAAATCATCATCACCTATCTTTGGGCAACGTAGTCGAACCATTCGGAGGCGGTAATGAAATCCTCAAAGGTAAAGTCAATCGCAAGAAAGACACAGACGGGCAACATGCAACACGCTGTATGCCCCTGTGTTTTACGGGGTAACAATGGCAAGCAAGTCAAAGAAGAAGCCCGCAAAGCGTGACGCCTGCTACACGAAAGTGAAGGCAAGATACACTCGCAACGGTGGCACATGGCCATCAGCGTATGCGTCTGGCGCACTCGTAAAATGCAGGAAAGTCGGCGCGAAAAACTGGGGCAACAAGAGTAAAAAGAAATGAGCTTACGAAAGTGGTTTAATCAGAATGACGGAAAGGGATGGATTGACTGCAAGACGGGCAAACCTTGTGGTCGATCCTCCCGCACTGATAGCAAGCGTCCGTACCCTGCGTGCCGCCCAACCAAGTCTGCGTGCAATTCGTCTGCAAAGAAAAAGACAAGCAAGAAGCGCATCAGTTGGAAGAAGAAAAAAGCATGAGCTTTTCAGACAAACTAGGCCACAAAACAAACCTATCGAACGGTATCATTGAAGCCGCCGCCGCCCTTGGCGTCGACCCAGTAGACCTTGCTACCATCATATCATATGAAACCGCAGGTACATTCGACCCACAACAGAAGGGGCCGAAGACCAAGTGGGGTCAACACGCAGGCTTCATACAGTTTGGCGAACCCCAACAGAAAGAGAACGGCGCAGACTTATCAACATACGACACGGCAATGTCGAGCCAGCTTGGGGCTGGCGGTGCAATCGTAAACTATTTCAAGCGCAATGGCTTCAAGAATGGTATGGGTTTGCTAGACATGTACTCCATCGTCAACACCGGGGGGCCGGGAAACTATGACGCTACAGACGCCGCGTCTGGTGGCGCACCGGGAACCGTCCGGGAAAAAGTAGACGGCCAGATGGACGGACACCGAGCCAAGGCTATCGCCTTACTCGGCAATGACAAGACGCCAACAATCCCTCTCGGCAATCCACACTTCAACAATGGCTTTGGATCAGCAGTCCTTACAGCACAAGCTCCAGACAACACATCGAACTCCACAGTCTCTGTCTCTGACGAAGCAAATGACGAGCCAGACAGCGCGAATACAGACGTCTCAACGGCTATGAAGGAAGAAAGTAGCGAAGACACAGATGAAAACGCAGTCCGCTCTTACAGCGCATACATGATGCAGAACAATCCATACCAAGACAGCCGACGCGTTCTCGTAAACTCTCCAGAGTTACAGCAGAAGTCAGTCGCAGACGAAAGACAATCGTCTTCTTTCCAATCCATCGGAAGGAAGTTCATGCTACCCTATGAAGTCTAAGGATTTTAGTGATGTGGTTTCTAGTTTTTGTCCACTACACATTCATATATGTAGATGGTTACGCTTATCCTATAAAGATATGTGAGTATCAGAACGCAGAAAACAAAACGCCTCGCGAAATGTACTACAATCGCAAGGCGTTTTACTTACATCCAGACCATAAATGTCCTGATAATTTATCAGACGTCTAGCTGTCCAACAAATAAACAGCCCAACTTGCAAGGTACTTCTCTGCTTTTGAGCCTTCAATGTAGGCTTCACCATCGTGTTCGACGATGCCTACATAAGTTAATATACTCAGGTTCCTACTAACCTGACCTTGGGTAAGACCCAGACTTTCAGCTATCTGCTTTTGCTTTTTTCTTTTGCTTGGCGGTTGGCTTCGGAGGTGTTTGATTATCTTCACTGCGTTCACCTTCTGCTGATGTGTCAGTCTGTGCATCTACTTTATCCTCCACACGCATGATCGTCTGTGCGATCCACCCACTGTTATTCATTGCACCACGTACCAGATCGAGTGTCGTCGCCGCTCCCTGTTTGTTTCTGACGTTCTCAGTGAAAGCAATCTCTGCTCCCACCAACTTACTATCCTGTTGCACGACAAATACCTCGCCAACTTTAATCATTTCTGCTTCACTCATTTGGGTTTCCTTTCTGGGGTTGTACCATTTATTGTAATGTAGCCATCTGCTTCAGTTTCTTTCGCGTGCTTCTTGCCGAAGTCTGCCATGTCAATCTTCAAGTCGACCATCATATCAATCAAGTCACTGGCTGTTATTTTTACCCAATGAGACTTTGAACTCTCACGCGTCACACCACAGTGAATAATCAAGACCTCACACAATGCGTCTATCTCTTCGTAATCCTTCTTGGTGAACGGTGCTTTCACATCCGCTATAACCTTCACCCCTTTTACCTCTTCCATTATCGAATCCATTCATTATCTGTATGTAACACTCTATAGGTGTCTTATTAAATATACAAGTGAGACTAATCTGTGTCATAGACGTGACAGCAGACACCCTACACATGCGCTCTGCGCGAGCGATGACACCGCTCGACGCTTTCTTATGCGACATAATACACTGAGGATCGGATGATTTTTGAACTGGTGCTGCCGAGAAGATTTGAACTTCCGACCTCTCCCTTACCAAGGGTTTCTTAATCATCCGAAAGCCCTTATTCATAAGGCATTCTCAGTTTCATGTGCCGATTTTGTGCCACCACACCCTAAGAGGTTGACGGTGTCACTCAGGTGACTTGGTGCTAAATGTGCGTACCTCATCACCATGGCTAAAGACGTGTGACCAAGCAAGTCTGCCACCGCCCTCAAAGATGCACCCTTCTGTACAAGGTGCGATGCAAACGTGTGTCTGCAATCGTGCGCGGTAAAGTCTTTTATACCTGCCGCAACACAGCTTGGGTTAAAGAAATCATAGAAAGCTGTACGCTCCCATGCTCTTCCGTCTGGCCGTGTAAACACAAAGTCTCCTGTGTCTGCACCCATCGCGGCTTGAGCCTCGCTCGTCAAAGGTACTGCTCTTGTCCTTCGCTTGCGCATCTTACCCTTACTCCGCGTGAAGAATGCTCTTCCACCACGCGCATCTTGCCACTTCAATGCAAACGCTTCGCCAATCGTACACCCTGTATAAAACAGGAACGTAACAAGACCACGAACCTCTGCTGAACAAGACGAAATCAACCGATCCCTTTCAGTTTCAGTCAACCACCTTGTACGTGCGTCATCCACCGTCGGTCTCTTCAATCGAAACTCTGGTGCATTCAGACCCATGTCTTTCGCATGACCAAGCATTGCATTAATGCTATTCAGTTCACGCGCTACCGTGCCTGCCTTGTTACCTCTGCCATTCACATGCTCCATGATTTGTTGCACCTGCAAGTCTCGCAGTTGCAAACTCCCCATGGCTCTTGAGAAGACGTTCAGCACAACGGCGTCTGTCTTTCCCGGCGGGTTAGGCCGGGTCAGATACAGACGAATGGCATCATCGACAGACGTGGTATCGTTCTCGACTGCCGTATTTTCCATTTCTTCTATGAGAATGCGTGACATTGCGGCACTTGCATATTGCTTCTGGTGTTTAGTAAAGCCAGTTGATTTTCTCACCCTGACCTTCTCACCTTCAAGCGTCACAATAGTACCTCGCACATGCCAGACGTTATCTCTTAGACTTAGTTTAAGTGTCATTACTACCTCTCTTTATCTTGTATAGAGGTGCAAACGGATCAGGTTCCTCGAAGTTTGCGTCCCAATTTTTGGGCAGTCCACCTGTCAGCATCCTGTACGAGTTGTCATCAAGCGCGTTGAACGTATCCAACAGCTTCACTACAATCTGCGCTCTTGTCTGCACACCTAGTTTCTTTGCCACCCCACGCACATAAACCTTGCTCGTATTAGGTGACACATCAAACCGCTTTGCGATTTCATTGTTGTCAGCACCACGCAACAGCATCTGTAAAGCCGCGTGTTGTTTCGTGGTAAGTTGCGGCATGTCTGTGATCAGGGGGTTCATTATTCCCGTTTGCGAGACTTCGCCGCTTGTAGAGGCGTCTGAGGTTTTCTGTGCCAAAGACGCCAAGATTTGATCGAGCTTCCACTCGATACGGTCTAGTTGATTTTGCATTCCTTTGCCTATAATTAATTTCATTTATAAATTTACATTCCGTTGCAAAGGAATATGGTGGGCCAGTGTACGGGTTACTCCAATTTGTAACTCGCCTCCCGTATCCACCGTGAGTATCTATTGACTTCATATTATCTACCTCCCTAGTTGTATAATATACAATACACTATAGCGATGTCTTTATTACGCCGCAAGTGCCTTTGTTATTGCCGCCTCAACACCCATAAAGCGGTCTGCATCTGTAATTTTAGCCAAGTTTTCAACGGTCATCTTGCCACTATCCGTATCCATGGTCAGTGTCGCAC